GAAATACAAAGACAAGGCGGTGTTCGTGGGGCTGCCTGAAGAACACGCGGTTTTCTGTGCGGTGTGTGGGGAGATTCCGCACCACAAAACGGCGAACCTTTTGGAAGCAGCTCGCGTGATCGCAGGGGCGGAGTTGTTTATTGGGAACCAGAGCGCAGCGGCCTGGATCGCTGAAGGACTCAAAAAGAACTACGTGCTTGAGGTATGGCGGCAGGGGCCAAACGTTTTGATTCACAGACCCGGCGTTGTTCACGGATGGGATCACACAGTTGAACTCCCGAATATATGAGCGAAGAAATTGGAATCGATCTGGACGAACGGCGCAGCATTTATGAGGTTCACATTTGGCGAAGGACGAGTGGCAAGCTCATAGCCAGCAATGACCATTTTCGGGAAGTCGCCAGCGCCATCTTAAAACTTGAAAATGTGGTGGCGGTTCAGGTCTCGGATGAAAGTGGCATTGGAAAATTCCTATTCAAACAATGAGTTCAATCGCAATGTGCTGCAACGTGTACCAGGACGCCAAAGCCCTGCGCGGCCTCCTCGAAACCTCTGCGCCCTACTTTGACAATCTCTACGTGATCCACTCAGGGCCGGGCGGCGCTTACTCCACCGACGGGACCATCGAACTTTGTGAGGAGTTCGGCATCAAGCCAGTGCTCGATGACATCCAGCGCGGCTACGGCGCGATCCGAACGCGGCTCATCCACGGCTGCGGCTGCGAGTGGGCTTTCATCCTCGATGCGGATGAGAGGTTCCTGCCGCTCCTGCCGGTGATACTGTGCGAAGGAACCGAATCGTATCCAGCACAGCCCGAGCCAAAGCTCACCGTCACGAAGAAACCGGACATCATCAACCAAGGCGCTCACGTCAAGCACCAGATTCAGAACCCAGAGACGATGGCGCTCCGCTCAACACGCCGACACTGGTTCGACTTCGCGATGACTCGGCCCTCGCAGAACTTCCATCTGAACAAAGATCATCAGCTCCGAGTTGTCCGCAACCACCCGTCGATTCACTACGAGACGAACCGTGTGATGCACGAGAGGCTGTTAGACGACCGCACAGGTGAAGACCCAAAGTTCGTCCAGCAGGACGAACTGGGTGGGCCGTTTCATGACCACTTCCATCTTCACTTCCGCCGCGCCCAACCCGGCCACAAGGAGTGGAATGAAACCCAGTACGCCCGCCTGTCGCGCGGTGAGAAGATGGAAATACGATGAGAACCGCCTTAATCACCGGCTACGACGCCGCCTACAAACCGCTCGCCGCCCTCACCGTACCGCTGATGTACCGCTACTGCGAGCATCACCAATTCGACTGCCGCGTTTACACCTCGCCAATCATCGACGTTCCCAACGGGATTTACTGGACTGGCGTTTGCGGCGCGCTGGAGGCGTTCAGGGATAACTACGAGCGCGTCATCTACGTAGATTGCGATCAGCTTTTTACGAACCTGGACTACCAGATTCCGAAGCAATGGGATTTCGGTTTCCACGTCTCGAAGGATTGGGGCCAAGACGCAGTTGAGCCGTGGCACTTTTCGATGTGCGGTTTTGTGGCGCATCGCGACACGATCCCGCTCTTTGAACATGCCTTAGAGCTAGAGCCGGAATGGCGCGATAAGCCTTTTCCAGAGCAAGGAACGGTACAGGCTATCGTTAAGAAGATGATGGGCGATCTTCCTCACATGAGGCCAAACGTAGAAGGCTACGCGGGATTGATAAATGTTCACCCACGAAAGGTGTTCAACTGCGTCCCGGACCAGATTTCTCCTGGCAATGTACCGGAACCGTGGGACAAGAGTTGCTGGTGCGCTCACTTGACTATGGTGACTATTGAGAATCGGATTAAGATAGGAAAGGAACTATTACGCTTAATCTGATTATGCCAGCACCAACTCACGGAATGAGCAAAACTAGGCAGTACAGGATCTGGAAGTTAATGCACTCCAGGTGCAGCAACGAGAAGAACAACCAGTACCAGAACTACGGAGGTCGCGGAGTCTTGGTGTGCGAGCGATGGAAAAGCTTCGCGTTATTTTTTGCCGACATGGGCGGCAGCTACGTGGATGGGCTGACAATCGAAAGAAAAGATAACGACGGGAATTACGAACCCGCGAACTGTCGGTGGGCCACCCAGAAGGAGCAGCAGAACCACAGAAGGAATAATCACATGATCACATGGGAAGGGCTTACCATGACGCTGGCTCAGTGGTGCGACAGGCTCGGCCTCAAATATGATAACACAAAACAGCGGCTAAGACTTGGCTGGAGCGTGGACAAAGCATTTATGGCTCCATCGCCTCCCTGGGGCTGCCGCTGCACGTATGGCGAATGAGCACTGACAAACTTCACCTGGGTTGTGGCCGCTGCTACCTGCCTCCAGAACAAGGCTGGTTGAACATCGACTTCTTCACGTCGAGCAAGGCCGACGCCTACCACGATGTCACGAACCTGCCTTACGAAAAAGAATCGTTCTCGCTTCTGTACGCATCGCATCTGTTAGAACACGTCCACAGGTTTGCTGTAGTTGCCACGCTGAGCCATTGGCGTAGTCTGTTGAAGCCTGGAGGTATCCTCCGACTGGCAGTGCCAAACTTCGCAGCCATCGCCGAGTGGTACTATCGAACCAACAATCTCGATGACGTGATGGGGCTTCTGTACGGCCGGCAGGACATGCACCTGAATCGCCACACCGTCGCCTTCGACGCAACCACGCTTCGTCGCGACCTCGCACGGGCTGGATTTGATCCCGCCAAGATTCACCACTGGGATTGGCGCGAAACTGAGCACGCAGCGTTCGACGATTTTTCTCAGGCCACGCTCCCATGCGATCCTGTCACGCGGAAACCCATCGACAAAGAGCGCGATTTTTCAGTCAGTCTTAACCTCCAAGCAACCAAGTGAAACCCATCGTCTTCCACGATCCTGTCAACCACCCTAAGCACTACATGAGCCACCCGAGCGGAGTGGAGTGCATTGCAATAACGCGCCACATGAACTTCAACCTTGGGAACGTCATCAAGTACGTCTGGCGAGCCGGTCTAAAAAGGGCCACCGTAGAGGATTTGAAGAAGGCGCAGTTCTACCTCAACGACGAGATCAAGCGGCTGGAGAAAAAGTAATGAATATCGTCTTCCACGATCCACCCAGCGGTCCTCACTGCCACGAGTACCTAACGAAGGTGTTCTTCAAAGGGATGGCCCAGTGGCTCTACGCAAACGGCAAAGCCCACATCGAGGACAACCGGCTGGAGAAAATCCACAACGCCACCGTGGTTCTCAGCGCGGATTACTTGGACATGGACGCCATCTGCAAGCTCAAGAAGAACAACTGCCGAATCGTCGCCTTCTCCTGCACGGATAGTTCGTACATCGCCCAAGCCTGCCGAGACGAATGGTGCATGGCGAACATCGATCTAATCTTCGCTCTTACTGGAATTCAAAAGACCAATGAGGGCCATGAGATGATTGTCGATCAGGACTTCAATATCAGTTTGGAAGAGCGGTGGTTTCTTCCACAGGATGATTGGGAGCGATTCGACTCAAAGCGACGCAATGGAACGCTCCAGTCTTTGCCATATGTTCACTGGTCGAAGCAGCCAGACATCCCAGCCCGTCCCTACAACGAACGCTCCCAGAAGGTTCTCATCCGTGGTGGGAACCACGCGCGAAGGTTCGTCCTGGCCCTGATGCTGATGCGCAAGGATCTCCTCGACACGAACTCCGGTTTCATCACGTCGCCCTACTTCGCGGAGGACATGAATCGGCAGTTCAGGTATTGCGACACCTGCCGAGCCGATTTCCGCATGGAGCATTCAGCGAAGTACCGCGAGAGCAGGCCGCGAGAGCAAATCTGCACATCGCCAGCTTCTTGGGATCGTCCAGACTGGACTACCGAACTGGGCCAGTGGAACAACGCCTGCCCTCGCTCCTTCTACTGGCTCGCTGAACAGTTTGAAAAGAAGCATGGCCCCATCGACAAGACCGCCTTGGAGAAACTCCTCAACGCCCAGTGGCTCCCAGCCAAGGACCACCTTGAGATGCTGGCGAGAATCACCTTCACCTCAGACCTCAAGTGGCTCTTCAGCATCTATGCGGCGCAGAGGTTCTGGGATGCGGCGAGCGTGGGGTGTGTGAATTTGTTGCCGGCACGGACAATGGACCAAGACTACTTCCCTGTAATGAATCGCGGCGAACACTACATTGTGTACTTCGAGAACATTGCCTATTTCACTGACAAGGGACTGCTGTTTACCGAAGCGGAATACAACTCAGTTTCGAGCGCAGCCCGCGCTCTTTACACCGAATGGATTCAGGCGACTGACTACGCTCTGAATACGAACCTGCTTCGTCATATTTTCGAGCAGATTGAAAGACACTGCACTTAGACAAGGACAACTACACCTAAACAATAATGAAGTTGTTGAATCTGGGCTGTGGCTCCAACCGTCCGCAAGACGAGCACTGGTGGAATCTCGACTTGCTTCAAGAGATCCTACTCTCCGGAACGCCAGAAAGAGCGCAGCTAGATTCAGAGCCTCGTTACGTCGAACATCGGCTTGTCTGCCATCGTGGATTCGTTCCGATGCCATTCCTAGATGATTCGTTTGATGGCCTGATCTGCTCACATGTTGTAGAGCATTTCGATTGCCAGTACGCTGTGAAGCTTCTCTCGGACTGCCACCGCATACTCAAGCCCGACGGCCTGCTCGTCGTCTCCGTGCCGGATGCGGATTACTTCCTCTCGGTTCACGACAGGGATACCCCAGAGAATGCAGTGGTGTTGTTTGGGGAGCCGATCCACGACAAGTGGCAGC